CAGGACTACAGCGAGGGCTACGTGGTGGACGACCGCGCCAACTGGCCCGAGGAAAGCCGCGCTGGCGAGATCTGCATCAAGCGCCTACTGGCGGGCGATCGCGGCCATTACGGCCCCCTGGAGCACGGCCAGATCGTGCTCAATGTAGGCTGGTTTCCCCATTCAGTCATACAGCAAGCCCGAACTCATCGGATCGGGACTAGCTTCGATGTTCAGAGTGCACGATTCACAGGCTTACGTATCGTGCGTGCCGCTAACTGGGAATTACCGCTAGAGGAAGTGTTTTACCTGCGCCCCGTGGGGCAATACCGCGACCCGAACAACGGAAGCGTTTACGATTACACATTTGAACTCCGCGAGGAGGATATTAGGCGCTGCCACGCTGCCGCTGAGCACTACGCCTGCCGAGTAGCCAACGGTGAACCATTCGAGCAGGCTCGTGGTTGCCTGCCATTCGATTACCGCCAACACTTCGTGGTGAGCTTCAGCCTGCGGGCCTTCCTGCACTTCCTCGACCTGCGGGTCAAGCTCGATGCCCAGGATGAAATTCGCTATCTCTGCGATTTGATGTGGCCCCACCTGCAAAGTTGGGCTCCTGAAATCGCCGCCTGGTATCACCAGCACCGCTGGGCTAAGGCGAGACTGGCGCCGTAAAGCTACAGATTACTAATCCCCACTTACTCACAATCTTGCAATGACTGAACAGCCCTACTGGTTTAAGCGGCTACAACAGGAACTAGGCTTTGTTCACATTGCACACTTAGGTGTGGTAATCGATTTGGATGCAACTAGGGATCGTTTTTTAATCGCTGTACTTCAGCGACTGGAGACGCGACGCAGAGCCTGGGGTGGCCGGGATCTAAAAAGCGCTGATCGGATGAGCCAGGCTGGGGGTCTACTGGAGCAGCGACTTGCAGGCGGTGCAGCCGCCGAACTGTCCGACACCATCAACAACGCTGCCGCCTGGGCCTCCTGCACCGCCAGGTCAGAGCGGGCCGCTTGGAACGCCGAACGCAAGGCCACCAATCTTGGCTGTGCTGGCGATAAAACCGAGATCAATGGTAAAATTCAACTTCATCAGCAGAAATCAAACGATGGAGCCACTTGCGCTCACTGCTTCCCAAGAATTTGAGATTGAAAGATTTTCGAGAGCCATCGATACTACGGGCGACGTAGCAACACTGAGAGCCATTGCTAAGCAGTTACTCCAAGCGTGGATAATGTAAAAAGCTGCTACAGGTTGGGTAATGAAGCAAACCCTGTCAGCGGGACCCGTGCGCAACAACTGAACGCCGGCCTGTCATGCAATTGAGTTTTGGTAATTACCTGTATTCACGGAGGGCGGGATGGCGGTGGGGATGCGCTACAGTTTTTAGGCAGTGTTGCAAGCGCAAAAAGTCCATGCCCAAGGCAAGACCTGAGCAATCTTTCGTTAATTTTTGGTGTTAAATTTCGGTGGAGACCTTCTGTTGTTATTACTGAGGTCCAATCAGGCAATCATCAAACATCACGGTCATTTCTGCTTAAAAGTATGCAAAACTGGCTTTTACGTTCAAAGCCTAAAAATTCCTGAAGACAGTAACACGTAGCAATGCCAGCACGATCAAGATCCAGTGCCTATGCCGACCGAGCGGCAGCCAACGGTCTTGGCTTGCTGGCAGATGCAAGCGTCAAGCAAAAGTTTAAGCGCCGAGCCAATTCAACATTTGACGTAAAAGCGGCTGAAGTAAAAATTATTGAAGGCCTACTTCCGTACCAGCGCAACTTTGTTACAGACTTTAGCCATAAGTACGTGGGTTTCTGTGGAGGCTATGGCAGCGGAAAGACAAGATCCTTGATTTGCAAGCAGCTTCTACTTTGTTTCAGGTCCCAGGGGTTTACGCATTTATTCCTTGAACCCACAATTCCACTAATTGACGACGTTGCGTTGCCAGAGTGGAACATACTTCTGGAGAAGTATAGCATTCCCCACACCTTTAAGGTATCCCCCAGGCCAGTCTTTAAGCTACTTCTCCCCGGTGGCCCAACACCTGTTCTCCTTCGCTCAATGGAGAACTACCAACGCCTAATTGGTGTCAACGCAGCAAGCATTGCTTCTGACGAAACAGATACTACTCCCCAGGAGATTGCGGAAAAGGCGATGATCAAGCTTCAGGGTCGTGTACGGGTTGGTAACTGCCCTCAGATCGCCGCAGCTTCTACGCCAGAGGGCTATGGCTTTATGTACACATTCTTCGAGGAACAGAAAGCAGACAACAAAGAGTTGTATCGCGGAAAATCGGAAGACAATCCTTACCTCGATAAAAGTTTTGTTGAAGATCTTAAAAGCAAGTACCATCCACAGCTCGTCAAAGCCTATCTTAATGGTGAGTTTGTAAATCTTGAATCGGCTACAGTTTTCTTTGAATTCAACAGGGCTAGGCATACAACTGGCGTGTTTCTACCAGAACCAGAAGAGCGGATTATATTTGGAGCGGACTTCAACGTTGGCCAGTGCCACGCTCTGTACGGGGTTGTCAGGGCTGGTCGAATGGGTCAAGAGCTGCACTGTTTTGCAGAGTCGAAAGTGGCTGACACTTTCTCGCTAGTAACCCATCTTCAGCAAAAGTATCCACGACACCTTGCGGCTGGCCTGATTACTTGCTGTCCAGATGCAAGCGGCTCCCATGATTCCACTTCATCAACACAAACTGATCACGAGATCCTCCTTGCTGCTGGCGTCAGAATTCTGACAGAAAGCAAAAACCCATACATTGCGGATACACTGGCTCACGCAAACGTTCACATGCGTCGCGATTTAGTGCTTTTCAATCCAACAACGTGTCACAACACTATGAACGTGGCTGAGCGCTGGTCTTACGATTCCAAAACATTGAAGCCATCAAAGGGTGGTGCTGTTGACCATTCGCACATCGGAGATGCTTTAAGGTACTTACTGTGGCAGGTCTTTCCACGCGCTAGCGCTAGGGCTGGTTATGGTGGCCGCTGGAGATGATAGGATTTCTATGCACCAGCAGTCGCCTTTCGGCGGGCATGACAAAAGGCTGCTGAAACGTTAAGCGCGAAGGTTCGCAATCGCCTTCGCTGTTTGAGGGCTTTGGAGAAATCCAAGGCCTTTGTGCTTTGGTTAAACTGTGATCACCTGACAGCGTGGCACCGTGCCCTCAATTGGCGTTCCTAATTCCATCGTCTTGAGTGCCGATGATCTGCCAGCCCCTTTCGACAGAAGGGCGCCTGAAACAGAAAAAGTTTACGCAGAGGTTACGGGCGTAGACATATATTCACCTGACCAGGCAGAACAAGTTTCACGGATTCTGCCTATCAAGTTTTGCACGCTACCAGAGTTTTATCTTGATGAAGCGATAGACGAGTACATCCCACAGGACTTCCAAGAGCAAAAAGAGAGTTACAACGTTCGCATGACGCGAGCGATGACCTGTTTTCAGCCGTTTTATTCGCACTACGTAGACATCATCGTCGGTACCGCTCTCAGGAAAGGCGTAGTTCTTCCACAGGAACTCACAGAAGAATGGAAAAAGTTTTTTGAAAACGTAAACCTTGAAGGAAGGTCGATCACATCTTTCGCCAAAACCCTGTTCACGGAAGCATTGAACGGCGGAATTGCTGGCTTAATAGCAGATTACCCCAGGGTTGACACTGACGACAAAGCGGTTCAACGTAGTATGGAGCTGCGCCCATACTTTACAATTATTAAGGTTGATGATATTCTGGATTGCAGGCATGAAAACGGTCCTGTTACTATCAACAATATTACGTCTTACGAGGCAAGAGTTGTTTACTTGAGGATTAAATCAGAAATCAGGAGAGCCAGCCTCGATAACGAGCATTACGAGGAAGTGGTGCCAACTGTTGTGGTTTATGACATTCCAGAGAAAAGCGGAAATGTTCGTGTACGTATTTACGAAAAAAATGCCTCAGGGGCTGCCGACAGTTACATTATACCGGAAAACGGCGAAACATTCCTTTCGATTAACTACATTCCGTTTGTGCCTTGTTACGGCGGGAAAGAAGAAGCTTTTTGCCGCGCAAGACCTCTGCTATTTGACATTGCAAGGCTAAATTTGCATCACTGGGCGACATCTGCTGACTTAACGGAAACGATTCACTTAAATTCTTCTCCGCTTTTAACTGGCACTGGCGTCAGTCCTGATGAAGAGGTATGGGCTGGGTCTGGTCGCAGTCTTTTCAGTAGAAATGAAAATGCAAGATTTGGTATGGTATCCCCTGGTATGGATGGCGCCGAGACGACACTCAAGCAGCTTGGTAGAATCGAAAACGCGATGGACCGCCTTGCCGCCATTGCAATCGCCTCAGGTAAGAATCAGATAGAGTCTGGCGTTGCAAAGCTTCTTGATAGGTCGCAATCGGACTCCCAGCTTGCTGTTTTGATCGGTTCGCTACAAGACTGCCTCAATCGAGCATTGTGGTATGCGTCTGGATACAGGGCTGACGCATATCCATTCGTAAAAGTTGCGCTTAGCAAGAATTTTATTCCAGCTAAGCTCCATAGCCAACAAGTTATCGCTATCAACTCTCTCTATAAAGATTCTGAGGCTATCCCCATTCAAACTTTCCTTGAAATGCTTGAGGCTGGTGAAATGTTTGAGGGAATGCATGGTTTCAGTGTCAAAACCCTGCTTGAGAAAATGGGCCTCAAAGGCTCGGAGCGCAGGTCCGAGATTGTCAAGCCAAGGCCAGCGCAGGGCGATGCCAATAACAGGCTCTACGTCCAAAACGATCCCCAGGAGTCAGTAGGTGGCGGGGCCGATGGGGAGCTACCCGAGCATGTGGATGAGCAAAGCGAGTCTTGAGCTATAGTTCAGGTAGTTACACCTTTAATCTGTGCTGACCATCGAAGAACTGCAAGCGCTACTAGAGGAGAGCGAGGCAAAGCGGCAAGAGAGTGAAACAAAGCTGCAGGCGCTGGAGCGCACCAAGATCGGCTTACTGAGCGATCTACAGAAAAAGAAAGGCGTTGATCGCTTGGTCAAGGCGGCTGGGATCGACCTATCAAGCGAAGATGCTGAAGACCGAATCGCGGAACTACTTGCAGCCAGGGCCGCATCTAGCGCTGATGGCACTCCTGCCGGCACCCCTCCGGCCTCTGCATCCGGTGAACCTTCGGCTCCGGGCACCACTTCCAGTGCCGCTGATGAGGTCTTACGTGCCACCCTCACTTCGATGCAAAAGCAGATGGATCAATTAAACACGAAGCTGCAGCAAACGGAGCAGGAAAAACAACAGGAGCGAAAAGCGCGACTTGATGGATTTAAGCGATCCGTTGTGATGCAGGAACTAGAAAAAGCCGGCTGCAAGCGCCCGGCGCATGTGTACGCTTTGCAAGGCAGTCAGTTTCGGCTCCTTGATGACGACGAAACAGTTGTTTACGGATCAGAAGAGAATCCGGTAAATGTTTCGGATGCTATTAGTAATCTCGAAAGAGACGATGAATACTCGATTTACTTTCCCGGCGTCGTTGCATCTGGCTCAGGGCTACCCACTTCTCGCTCATCCACACCCGTAAACGAGAATCCATTTATGAGGGGACCGAGCGGCTCCGGCAATGCAACCAAAGCGACTGAAATCATCATGCGTGATAGAGCGCTAGCACAGCGTCTGGTGCAGCAGGCTCGCGCCCGTGGCAACCTTGATCCAATTCTTGCTTCGGTAATCGGCTACTAATGTGCCAAGCTTGGCTGGAAGGAAGAAAGGGCTCTGTTCCAGTTTTGGAATGGGGCTTTTTTCTTGGCTAAAATTCTTTTGTACTACCAAAGCTCCGATACCGCTCAAGGGGGGGGGATTTACCATGGCGCCAAAGCCTGTCAAAAACAAACGCAGGACCGCTGTTTTCTACGCCAGCAACCCAGAAGCTCGCAAAAAGAAAGCTGTCTATGACAAGGAGTATCACTCGACCCCTGAACGCAAAAAATACAGGGCTGAACTTTCTAGGGAGCGCCGTGCTCGCGGCATTGCTGGCAAGGGTGGCGGCGACCTAAGCCACACGGTAGGTGGCGGGCTTAGAAGGGAGAATCCATCAACCAATAGGGCTAGAAATGGTCACGGCAACAATCGCAGGCTGGCATCTAGCGGGCGAAGGTCACGTCGCTAGACTTTGGCGAGGTCGGCTCAATGCTTTTCATGCCACAAAGAAAACCATCAACGAAGAAGCCTTCAGCGAAGAAGCCTCAAACGAAGAAGCCTCAAACATCTTCGACCAAGAACTTGGGGACTGAATCAGTTCCCGGAACCTCTGCCGCCGAGAAGCGAAAGATGGCTCTGTGGCAAGCCCAGGACGATTTGCGCACTTTGCGAGCATCCCAGGAGATCACGAATGACAGCGGACGAATGAAGCGAGCAGAAGCGCTGATTCGGCAAGAGATGCAAGCGCTAGAATCAGTCAAACTCAAAAAAAGAGCGTAGCCATGGCAGTCCCCGAGCGCGTCAAAAACAAAATAAAAGAACTTGGGCTGTCTGGAATAAACAAGCCCAAGAAAACTCCGGGTCATCGCACCAAGTCCCATGTAGTGATGGCCAAGGAGGGCGAGACTTACAAAGTGATTCGTTTTGGCCAACAAGGCGTTGAGGGTGCCGGCAGCAACCCCAAAACAAAAGAGGATAAAGCGAGAAAGCGGAGGTATTACGCAAGGCATGATGCACAGGGTAAACCTACAACTAAGTTAAGCGCAAAATACTGGAGCCATAGGGTAAAATGGAGCGTAATTTTATTTTTCATTCCCTTGAACTATTTGTTCTAACTCAGCTAGGCATTGGCTCAGCCTCTCTACCTTCAGCGAGTGCTATCCAACGGGCGCTTGAGGATGCGTTTCGCTAGGACTATCAACACCCTTCAAGCGGCTAGACTTGGCCCATAGTCACATTCCTGCTCGATGACCGTCTCCGGCGTTTACCGTTCCTCCACCAACATGCGCGGCCTCCAGTCGGCCACCGCAGTCGATGAAATCCTGTCCTCCATCGTTCTTTGCACTCGTGGCATGAAGAACTGGACGTTTGTCCTGCCTGATGCTTTCACCGAGGCTCAGCTTGATGAACTGCTCGCCGCCGCTCCCACTGTCACCGGCACCAAAACTATTACATATACCGGCACTGCTGGTTTTACTGCAATGACCGCTGGCAAGCGAACTGCCATGGTGGCTGCTTTTCTTGCAAAGGGCTACACTCTCAACTGATTTGTATCCCAGGCTACAGACCTGTATTTTCTTGGTTTGCACACTTTGTTTTTCGCAAGCAGCTAGCCGGATTACATTGGATCTGGCATGAGATACGGACCGGGCTGGAGGGCCCGGTTTTTTCTTGGCTATTATCTTGGCAAGAGAGGCGGTGCCTCGCAGCAAGGGCAGCGGTGCTGTGAAGCTGAATCAAAAGCGGCTAGGCCGCGAATCCGTTCTCCGCTACCAAGACAATGCTCCTCTCGGGCGTTCCCCTCATTCCTGAGCTTTTCTTCAGCTATCAGCAAGAAGAGATTCGTGACAAAAATGCTTTGGTGACATCTGGTTTAATGGCCACAAACCCGGCTATTCAGGCTGAATTTGCCAAAGGTGGTAAGACTGTCGATCTGCCCTTCTATGGCGACTTGACTGGCGATTCGGAAATCGACTCCGATACTACCGCATCTAACCCAGCTGACATCGGCGGTGACGTTCAGGTTGGCGTCAGGAACAAGCGTCGAAAGTCGTTTCGCTCCAGCGACCTCGCCGCAGCTATCTCCGGTAGCGACCCGGCTCAAGCTATTGCCCGTAGCACTGGTCGCTACTGGATTCGTGATATGCAGGTTACGGCTCGCAGTATCATGAATGGTCTGTTTAGCACTGGTGGCCCCCTCGCAACCAGTCACGCCGTAGGCGGTGCATCTGCCCAGCTTTCCCAGAGCCTGATGGTTGACGGTATCGCCAAACTTGGCGACGCTGGCGACGAGCTAACAGGTGTGATGATGCACTCAGCTATATACTATGCGTTAATGAAACTGGACTTGATTGTTCCGTCTTCATCCGCCTCTCAGACAGATACCAGGGTGAGTGGCGAAACCCTGGAAAAAGGTAGCTATTTGGGTCGCCCAGTGTTTGTAGACGACAAGCTGCCATTTGACACCACTGGTGGTGGTGGTGGTAGCCTTCCCATTTATCAGACCTTTTTCTTCGGTAAGGGTGCTTTTTCCTATGCAAACGACCAACCCAAGTACCCGGTAGAGACCGATCGAGACAAGTTCCTGGGTATTGAATTTTTGATAAACAGGGCCTATTACCTCATTCATCCGAATGGCGTGAGCTGGAGGGGTAATGCCGCAGCCCCCGCCGGCCCTACTAACGCGGAACTCGCAACTCCCGGTAACTGGGTCAAGGTATTTGATGACGATCGCAACATTCGGATCACCCGGATGCGGTGCTACATCTGATCCAACGATTAAGATCGTGGCCCCGGCTCTCCGGGGCTTTTCAACTATCCACGACAAATCATGAGCGCCGGTATTTTCAGAATGCGCCGCGAGGCCGCAGAGCAAGCGATAGAGGCTGAAGCTGCTATTAAACGCCAGGCTGAGCAGCTAGCCGCTGAAGCGGCCCAGGCCGAGCAGGCTTACCCGATGTCGTCCGCGAGGGCAGAGGAGCCCCTTGCTGGGCAGCCAGAGCCCCTCAACAAGGAGACTGCGGCTGCTGTGGCAAAACCTAAGCCCAAGGCTCCTCCTAGAGCCGCCTGAGGATGAATCATGGCCTTTGTCTCGACGCTGGGGGCGACTGACGCCAACTCCTACCTGTCGGTGGCGAAGGCCACTACCCTGCTCTCCGAGCTGCCGGCCAGCTTCGGGGTTTCAGCCTGGCTTGCGCTGACAAACACCCAAAAAGAGCAAAGCCTGGTTGCTACAGCAATGGCAGTCAATCCTTTGCGATGGAAGGGGCAACCTGCATCGAAGGAACAGAGTCTGGCTTGGCCGAGGCGGATTGTCGCAGACTACTATTTTGCTCCCGACGACGAACTACCAATTGATTTTGGTGTTGCCGTTGCTTACATGGCGGCATTCCTGGGTAGCAGTGGTGGCTACACGGGAATCCCTAATGCCGATGGCGGCGCAACTAGGTATAAAAACAGTGAATACGACGAAGTTACTCTTGGCGGCACCAGCGAAGGCCTGACGGTCAAATTCAACAAAAACCAAGTGACGCAAGCGGGAATGCTATTCATTCCTCCCTTCTCGATGGATATTTTTGCCAGATACATGATTAGTGGAGATTTCAGTCAACCAAGGCTTAAGCGCAGTTCAACGGCTCGCATTGGCTATAGAGGATTTATTTCGGGGCAGAGGGCGTCAAGCGTGCGCTACATCAACGGCCAGCTCTGGCCCTATGGTGGCAGCTGGAGCAACAGGTTCTAGCCATGTCTCTTGTTGATGATGTATTTGGGTCGCTACCTGGTCCACTGATCGATCAGTGGGGAATCAGCGCTGTCTATATCAAGGCTTCCCAAAGCCAAAGCTACGACCCTCAAAGCGGCGTTGTACTTGGAACCAGCACAGAAATTCCGATAAAAGCTTCACCTGCAAAGTTGACAGCGAAAGAGAGGGAAGGCTTTTACCAGCAGCGAGTGATTAAATTCATTATTCCAGCCACTTACCTGGGAAGCTACTACCCACAGTCAACTGATTCGATTCGCTACACCGAGGCCGGTGTCATTCGTACCGCAAAAATCGTTGATCAGAATCATTATCGAGGCGACAACCCGATCATGCACACTGTTATCGCAAAGGTGAGTTAAGTGGCACGTTCCAATGGCCGAGGCCGCTTCAGTGGCAGCCGTGGCGGCATGGAGAAATCCATAGCCAGAGACCTAATGAAACAAATCAACACAGAGCTTGCCAAGCAAATCAGGAATGCAGGCGTCGAAATTTGCAACGGGTTATCAGAGGCTGGCCCTGCCTGGTCTGGTGAGTTCTCGGCCTCCTGGGATATTGTTCCAGCTGGTGGAAGCCCTCGACAGCGCAGGATTCCAGAGCTGAGCAGCGTTTATGAATACACATACAGAAACTTCCCATTAAAAATTTTTGAAAAAGCTCTCGAAAGCAGGCAGGCCACAGTTTTCAACATAGTTAACACCGCTCCTTATGCTGCTGAAGCCCTGGACATGGTTGAGGGTAATTTTTATCGACCCGCAGACCCTCCAATCAAAAATTTTGTTGAAGAGGGTTTCCGTCCCTATAACTTTGCAGAAGGGGCTCAAGTAGAGCACTACAGGTATCAATTAAGCCAAGCCCCAAGATATGACGCAAAGGGAAATCCCATGGAATTTGACTCCGCAATAACGGCGGAGAAGGACTGGTTTCCAACGTATGCTCGGGGTGGTAGCTTGCAAAGAGACCTGGCCCGAGGAATGCAAATTAAGACACCGGGACTATCTTAATGAATTACCAATCCATTCGAGCAAAGCTTGAAGCACCATTGCTGACAGCTTACAATTCTCAATCACCTCAAATTCCTGTTTACTTTGACAACGTAACGGCGGTTCCGCCAGATCCGCCAAAAGAATATGTCAGGATCAACATTACCTTTGGCCTGACAACGGAGCCCACCCTTGATGGATCGCTTGATTACGCAAGGGGCGCTCTTATTGTTAGGTGCTTTGCTCCGAAAGGCAGTGGGCCAGCAAGATGCCAGCAGATGATCGCCCTTGCTAAGCAGGTTATTGATACCCTCAACTCAACAAGAAAAACCTCCAGCTCTACCTATGTTCGCGTAGGTCAAATAACAGGACCATCGTTTCAGGCTCCAGAAAATTTTCCTCATTTCGTTGGTAGGGTTGATGCGAGTTGGCAGGCAAGCGCAAAGTAAGTCGCTAACCTGTGTCTAGCTGGGCAGTGCCCGCCAAGCCACTACCCCCCGACCCACGATGTCTACCGTTTTGTCTGGCGTTTCCGGCGCCTTTTACTACAAGCCCGCCGGTACGCTTGCTACGTTTGGCACGTCTGACGTTACTTTTGCTACTGCTTTATTCAACGTTGGCGTCAACTTTAACTTCAAGCCCGGCGATCCTGTTCAGTTCAGGATTCGCAATGCACTGACAGGCGCCATTGGCACTGGCACTCTTCCTGCTGGTATCACCGCTGGCACCACCTACTACGTCATTGGCTACAACAGTTCAACCGGCGTGCTGACGGTTTCCAGTAGCGCAACACTGTCTCCTATCGTAACGCTGACAAGCGCCGGAACTCTTGCAGCTCCCAACAGGTTCGAGATATTTTATGGTAGCCTCGCTGTTGTTGCGGAGTGCCGGGACTGGACCATTGAGTTCAGCCGGGCGGAAATCGATGTTACAACTATTGGTAAAACTCTTGGACAGTTTGCGCCTTTCCGAAACTATATTTCTGGTTTTGGTGACGCAAATGGCAGTGCCAATATCTATATGACGGATGAAGACTTGGCCATGGCTAATCGCATGGTTCAGGACGTGTTACTGCGCAAGCAAATTGGTGCTCAGGTAAAACTATATGTTGAACGGATTGAATCCGCTGGCGTTGTCGATGATGCCAAGTCACGCTCTATTGAGATGGACATTGTACTTACCTCGGCTTCACTGAACGTGAATCCAGATGATGCTCAGTCGGTGGCCATCAACTTCCGACCATTCGACAATGTAAACTTTGACTTTGCCACCACCTGATTCAATCAGCAACTGCGATGCCCTGCTTCGGCAGGGTTTTTTATTGGCCAAATAACTTTGTTGACCTGTGGTAGCAAAAGCTTGTATTTACGGCTAAACACGGCAGCGCTAACTGAGCTACGCTTGCTTGGGGTGGAATTCTCTAATCCACCTCGAATTGACTTCAGCTCACCTAAGCGGTAGAGTCCGCACGTTACGAGTTTCCTATGGCCACCACTTCGACCCCCGCTGCAACCCCTGGTTTCGGTCGGGCAATTGACACTCTGATCAAGGCTGCCAATTTCACGCCAATCAAGCAGGAAGTCACTCTCGCTGATGGCAGTGAGTTCAGTTTCTACGCTGCCCCCTTGAAAGCGATTGAGCGAGAACAAGCGCAAAAAGACGCTAAGACTGACGGCGCCAATGATTTTGCAATGCAGTTGCTGATCAACAAAGCCCTGAATGAAAATGGCGAACGAATTTTTAAGGCTGGGGACATTCCCGTCCTGAAATGCGAAGTTGAAGACGAAGACCTTCAGAAACTAATTCTTTGCGTTCTTAAGCCTCGCGGCGAGTCCGGTGATAAACAACCAGATATGAAAAGCGCTAAGGATTGAATTTGAAGCGGACAGTAGGCTTCAGTTCCAGATGAGCTTGGCGGAGAGCCTTCACCTCACTTTGTTTGATCTAAAGTCTCGTATGACTGAAGAAGAGATGATCCTCTGGAGTCTTCACTTTGAACGAAAGGCAAAACTCCAAAGGGAGGAGATGGAGAAGATCAAGAAGACCAAAGGGAGGCGCTGAGTTCGTGCTTGCTAGCCGTCCGCATGGGCGGCTTTTTTCTGGCTATGGCTAGACTTGGTTCACGAAGAAGCCTTGAGACGTGGCCAGCACCCAAGCAACTATCGATCTTGTTGTAAGGGGGTCGAACGCTGTAAACAAATTAGTTCAAGACGTAAATCAACTGCAAAGCGCAGTTGACAGAATTAACAGCAGAACACTTGATGTTGGGCCTGCAAATTTACAGAGACGCGCAAATAGTCTTGCGGCTGTAATGGAAGGTTCCGCCGCAAGAGCGAATGATCTTGGCAGGGACAGGAATCAAATACTATTGCAACAAAGGCAAGCGATTGAAAGGTTGACGCAGGCGCAGTTGTCTCAACAGCGGGCAATTGAAAAAGCAGCGTCAACGGAGAAAGAGCTTGTGAGGCTTGGTAGGCGAGACGAGCTGGCAAGTAGGCGAGTAAGTGAACTGAGAGATGCTTTACGTGAAAGCGCCGGCCAAGCGGAACAATTTGGCGACCGAATGGCGGAGGCTTCGGCGTCAGCGACGACACTACAGTCAAGGCTTAATCAGATCAGACAGGCGACTAGAAACGCAATTTCAGCTGCTAGTGGCTTGATAGATGTAAACCAAACCCTGTCCGCTGCAAACGCTGTTAATGCTTTAGCAAGAGAGTACAACAGATATGGGGACTCTCTCAGGAGATCTACGAGAGAGTCTGGACTGACAGACAGAACACTGCCACGCCAGGTTGCTGCCTTTGGTGATCTAAGAAACCAGATTGAACAAGCAGAAACTTCATTAAACAGCCTTAGGGCGCAATTGCGTCAACTTGGTAGCACCGAGGTGGCCATTGACATACCTGTTCGCCCTGTTAGCCAAAGAGAGCTTACGTCGCCGGCTGGTATGGCCCAGGTGGCTCAACAAGCGGCTGAATCTCAGCGAATTCAACAGGAGAACATACTAAGGCAACAGAGGAACGCAAGAAGAGGGGAAGTTGCCAGTGAGATTGCGGCTCAGGAAGCAAATCTTGCCAGTCTTGAGACGAGAGCCGGGGGACTGGGCAGGGTTATTGCCAGAAACCAGGAATCCGTAAGCCGAATGATGGCGAACCGCAACCCAGCTAACCAAACTGGGCTTTCGGCTTCTCTCAATCAGATTCAAGCACAGGCCGAGTCGCTCGCACTAATTGCAAACAATTCTGCAATTGCTAGCACAGCTTACAATCGATTTACGGTTGCGGCTGAGATGGCGTCGATCAAGCTTGCAAGAGCGCAGCAGAATACGTTCACAGCCCTTGCTGCTGGTTTTTCCGGCGGCGGTGGTTCGAGTATACCGGAAGGATTGAGGCGAGCATCCGATGTAGCCGGCGCCAGAAGCATGGTTGGCCAAGTGCTCACGGAGATGCCAACCATCGCCACTGGCGCAAGTGAAGCAGCCCTCGGCAGCTACATCAACATGCTGCAAAACCTGAAAACATTGGTTCCAGCGCTTAGCATTGAGTACCGGGCTCTTGAGGAAGGGATCGCCAGGGCAAACGAAGAAATGCGAAGCGCTCAGCTTGGCATTGTTGATGCCCCTTCCAGCCGCCTTGGTAGCTTGCAGGCTGTTACTCAGCGGCAAAGGTTTGAGGATAGAGAGCAAAAAGTTCAGGAAAAAAGACAAAAAGATATTAACGATGTTTTTGGAAAGCAAAACGATTTAATTGATAAAATTAACTCTTCCAGGCTTTCTGGCGATCAGAAGGTAGACCTGAGAGAGCGTGCAGAAAGAGCGGTAAATGCACTAATCGAAAATAGGCTGGAAGATTCGAGGGAGATGACACGCTTGATTGAACGGCAGCTCAAAGCTGCGGTAGATCTTGCAAAACCCAAGCCACCCCAGTTCTTCGGCGTTCCTGGTAAGGACTTCCTGCCTATCACCGGCAAGCTAACGGGAGGGGACTTGGTTCCGGGCTCTCCGGCAGCAAAGAATCGAATCGCCGAAGAAGAAAGAAAGGCTGCTGACCGGGAGTTTGAGAGAGGCTCAAAAGCTTTTAACGATTTAAAAAAGTACACAGAAAAGGCAGAGCGAAATGCTCAGAAACTGCAGGCCAGCTACGATAGAGGTAAGTTAACAGGGGCCTTGGACGAATACCTGGCGGATCTATCAAACATCGAGCGGGGTACCGACGAACTCCTAAAAAAACTATCTACTGTTCCTGGAACAGAGCAGAGTAGCCTGAAAGACTTCGACGACAGGCTGAAAGCTGCGGTAGAAGGCAATGGTGCCAGCAAACAACTCTCCTCTCAGACCCTACAACTTGAAAAACTTCAAAAAAGACTTGTAGAGGTTGAAATTGATGGTGTTGACGTTTCACAAAACAAGGCTAGGGTTGAGAAGCTAATAGCTGATATTAAATCCGGCCAAATACCAACGAGCAAACAATCCGTTGACTTGGTTGCCAAGGAGTTGAAGGATGCCCGCGCTCGTCTCGGCATATCTCAAAGCCAAGCCAAGATTGACGGCAAAATAGCCGATGTTCTACGTGGAGCTGTTGGCGGCCCAAGTAAAAAGATTAACGACTTGGCTGCTCAGCAAAAGTACGCAATTGAAATTAACGACACTTATCAAAAAACTGAAGAAATTCTGACGAGCATCGGCAAGGCTTCCATCCCAGAAGCTCAAAAACTTGCTCTCTCCTTTGGTATTGACCAGGCAAGAAACGAGCTTTACGAAAATAGACTCGAAAGCGCTCAGATGATTACCAAGGAGATAAGCAAGCAGCTAGGGCTTGAAACTGCCATGCAAGCAGGCACCACCAAGAAGAAGCTTACAGAATCGTCGTGGGGCCTTGCTTTTGAGAAGGCCAAAGACATGCGGCAGGACATGGGCGCGGAAAGCTTGCAAGAAAGGAATAAAGCGCAAGGGATAATGATGAATCAGCTTTCAGCTCTTCGAGACATACAAAATCGGTACGCAATCGAAGAAAAGAAGGGCGTTCAGTTTCTTGGTGAAAAAGTAAACCTGAGCAAT